CAATTTAATATACTGCGAAGACTTTGCTGAAAACTGGGTTCAATATAAGGACTAAATAGTGGTGTAAAGAACTGATTATGTTATGCCAGCTAACTGGGTTAGTCAGCAACCATCTAACAGGAACTTCCTTTCACCAACTGGTTTCCAATTGGATCTGGATATATTTCCTAGCGTAGATTTTTTCTGTCAACAAGCCTCTATCCCTGATATCTCTGCCGTAGTGAATGAGGTATCTACACCTAGGCGACGTTTGCCTATACCCGCTTCTGGTGGTACATCCTTTGGCGACTTCCAAGTACAATTTCTAGTAGACGAAGATCTAAAAAATTACTTGTCTATCTGGAATTGGATCAACGATACTACTTTAGCGTATGAACCAGATACGGAAAAGGAAGTACAATTCGCTACAGGAAATCTATTCATATTAACCAATCAGTTAAATCCTAACTTCTATATCAATTTTAGTGACCTCTTTCCTGTGTCATTAACTACGCTACCACTTAATGTGCAAGCTACTGATATTGAATTTTTACAAGCAACGGTTACTTTTAAGTATTCGTTCTATGAGTTCTTGAATATGGAATCCCGTAAGTATGTCCCTTCTTGATGAATTGAAAGACCAGTGGAGAAAAGACTCCACTATTCTTGATGGTAATGATGGCTACCCAGACTTTCTAAAAGCCTGTAATGAAACTCCCTATCTACATTCCAAGTACTTAGATCAGTACGTAGACTGGAAGCACAAACTACTTGACAAAGAGTTTGAACTAAAGTTCAAGCTAAAAGAAAAGTGGATGTATTACAAAAAGAAAGCACCAGCTTCAGCATATAAAGATATTCCCTTTGATTTAAAACTAACCACCAGAGATGAGGTGGAGATGTTTCTTGATGCAGATGAAGATCTAGCTAAGATTAAAGCAAGGATCGAGTTCTTCAAGATTATACTATACTTCCTTGAGTCTGTACTCAAGCAAATCTCCGCACGTCAATACCAAATTAAAAACGCTATTGAGTGGGAGAAGTTCAGAAGTGGCTAACATTATTCTACAAAAAAAGAACGAAGTCTATAACGTAGTTAAGGCAGAGGAACACGTTCATAGAGAACTCTCTGAGTACTTTACCTTTGATGTTCCTGAGGCAAAGTTTATGCCATTGTATAGGAACAAAGTATGGGACGGTAAGATACGTCTATACTCACCTGGCAATGGTGAGATATATGGTGGACTAACAGAGCATATCCATCAGTGGTGTGCAGCAATGAAGTACACACTAGAGTTTGAAGACAATGATCATTTTGGTCCTCCGTATGAAGTAAACGATATATCACAGATGGCAGTACGTATGTTTATGAAGAACATACTCAAGAATAGTAAGTTTGAAAAGATAGAACCACGACCATATCAGATAGAAGGTGTCACTCTGGCACTAAAGTACAATCGTAAACTATTACTCTCTCCTACTGGTTCGGGAAAATCCTTGATGGTGTATGCTATCACTAGATTTCACGTAGCCCAAAGAAGGAAGGTTTTACTCGTTGTTCCTACTACCTCTCTTGTAGAACAGATGTATCAGGATTTTATAGAGTATGGATGGAATGTCGGGAAGCATTGTCACAAGATTTATGCGGGTGCGGATAAGTATAAGAAGTCTAACGTAACTATAACTACTTGGCAATCCATATACAAGGAACCAAGAAAGTTCTTTGAGAAGTATGATGTGGTATTAGGTGATGAAGCTCACCTATTCAAATCCAAGTCACTGACTAAGATTATGACCAAACTTCATTCCTGTAAGTATAGGATTGGATTTACTGGTACACTGGACGGTACACTTACGCACAAGTGGATACTTGAAGGGTTGTTTGGTCCGTGTGAACAGCTCATCAAAACAAAACAATTAATGGACAAGGGTCATCTTACACCATTGAAAGTAAAGTGTCTAGTGTTAAAGCACGAGTGGGGTACGTTCGATAGTTACCAAGATGAAATAGATTACCTTATTTCACACGAGAAAAGGAACAACCTTATAAAGAATCTATGTATAGATCTCCGTGGAAACACTCTAGTCCTCTTCAATTACGTGGAGAGACACGGAGAACCGCTTTACAATTTGATAAATAATAGTACTGAATCTCGTAAAGTCTTCTTCGTACACGGAGGAGTTGATGTAGAAGATAGAGAAGAAGTAAGAAGAATCACTGAACTAGAGGAAAATGCTATCATCGTTGCGTCCTATGGGACTTTTAGTACTGGTATCAACATTAAGCGTTTGCACAATATCGTGTTCGCAAGCCCCAGTAAATCCCGTATTAGAAACCTCCAATCAATTGGTAGAGTCCTTCGCAGGGGAAAAGGTAAAACCGTAGCCACACTCTATGATATTAGCGATAATATCTCACGTGGAGAATGGAAGAATTTTACTTTTAAACACTTTGAAGAACGACTTAAAATTTATGCTGATGAAAATTTTGATTATGAAATCATAAAAGTTCAAAGCAAATTCTAGCCTATGGAAAAAGAAATCAAATTCACACCTGACAAACCAGACTACGATTTTATTGGCTCACTTAAATTGTTGACTGGTGAAGAGCTCATTTCTGGAGTGACGTTTCCTCCTGAGGATGACTCAGTTGTATATCTTCATAATCCTATGCAAGTGTTAGAAGCAAATGCGTCGGATCGTTCCACAGTGATTAAAGGATTCAAGTTGGATCTATGGATGAAGTCTTGTATGTCACAAGACGAGACATTTGTTGTAGAACGTGCTAAGATAGTAGCAATGACGACGGCGGTTAAACCGATCGCTGACTTCTATCAGGAGAATATTGATATGGTCTTCCGAAATTCTATTCCTAATAGGATAAGACCCACACTCGAAATGGGTAACCTAGGTTCTATCAACAAAGCTAGAACCACATTTGAAAAAATGTATAGGGCCTAATGTCCCCTGAACAGCGACACTGTTATTCTATAGAGATTAAGAGTACTTGTCAAGCCCTTAGGCAGTGTGCTATAATAACGATACAAAAGGAAACAAAAAATGGCAATGCGATCTAAAGTCAAGACGGAGTATTACGTCAACAATAAAGACTTCTTGGCTGCTATCGTAGCGTACAGAGAGAAGGTTCATTTTGCTAAACAGAACGATCTCCCTCGTCCTCGCCTCACCCCCTACATTGCAGAGTGCTTCTTAAAGATCGCTACGCACCTATCATACAAACCAAACTTCGTGAACTATATGTTCAGAGAGGATATGGTATGTGATGGTATTGAGAACTGCTTACAGTATGTGGACAACTTCGATCCAGAGAAATCCAAGAACCCTTTTGCATATTTCACACAAATAATTTACTACGCATTTCTACGCAAGATCCAGAAGGAGAAGAAGCAACTAGAGATCCGTACCAAACTAATCGAGAGATCAGGATATAGCGAAGTGTTGCACTCTGACAAATATGATGGTACAATGACAGGGATGGGTAGCTCCGATTCGGATATGAACTCCATCAAGGAAAACATTGAAATCAGAATGTCTAGATGAGACTGACACAAGATGTGATCGACAAGATTGCTGTTCTAATGCAACACACCAAAATGAATGGTGATGTGAATTGGAAAGATGGTGATGAGATAGATGTCTGCCTTGGTGGGCATTTTGCTGGTGACAAGTTCATCTCTATCATAAACAGGACACGTAGTAATACTACCAAGAAATGAAAGTAGGGATCATAACCGACCAACACTTTGGTTCTCATAAGGGTAGTCAGGTATACTTAGATTACTACTCAGAGTTCTATGAGAATATATTCTTTCCTTGGTTGAAGGAGAATAAGATAACCACGCTCTTAGATCTAGGAGATACATTTGACAATCGAAAGAGCATAGACTTTGTTACCTTACAATGGGCTAGGAGATACTATGATACTCTTAGGGCTATGGACATTACTGTTCATACTATCGTAGGTAACCATACAGCATACTATAAAAATACAAACGATCTCAATACATTGTATATGCTATTGTCTGAATATGACAATGTGTATTGTTATCAGGATGCTCTTGATCTAGATATAGGAGGTACCTCTATACTATTTGTACCGTGGATATGTGCGGATAACTATGAAAAATCTCTCAAGACAATTAAGCAAAGTACTTCCAAAGTCGCAATGGGTCATCTCGAGCTCAGCGGCTATCTTGCTCGCC